AGTGCCTCGCTTAATTTTTCAGATCGCTGAACCATGGTCGGAATCACGGCGTTAAGTCTATCGCCTTGAAGTCCAAAAGCTTTTAGTGCGCGAGTTGTTGAGATCCCTTCTTTATCAAGGCGCGCTAGCCCTTCAATGAATGATGTAAAAACTGCGGTTGCATCGGTTTTAAAAGTCTTTTTAATTTGCTCACTAGTCATGCCCGTGATTTTAGAAAGCACTTGCATTTGTTTGCCGCCGCCGTCAATGGCCGCTTGAAAACCTCTAAACGTTTTCCCGATAACCGTACCGCCCGCTTCGGCCTGAATGCCTAAAGACTTCATGGCGGTTGCAATCCCTAAAACACTTTGGCTTCCTATATTAAACTGCGAAGTCGCTAGCCCGACCCTAGTTCCCATGTGAAGGATTTCTGATTCGGAAGCTGCAAAGTTATTTCCCAATGCAACCAAGGCGCTAGAAAATTTATCTACTGCGCCCACGCCGTCGCCGGTGACATCGAGCAAACGAACGACGGCTTTAGCGCCGTCCTCGCCCGCGATGTCACTTGCTTTTTCAAGCTTGGCAAAAGTCTCAGTGAACTTTTCAATGTTATCTGCGCCTTTAACACCGAGTTGTCCTGCGGCCCCGGCTATCTCTAAAAGAGCGGCGTGCGCGATTGGCGTTCTTTCGCCAATTGCAAACATCATTTTTTGAATTTCATCAGTAGCGAGCCCGGTTGTCTTTCGAACATCAATCACGCCTTGCTCGAATTGCGCAAATGATCTAACTGAAAGTGCGCCAAGCGCAACAATCGGTGCCGACACCCTATAAGTCATGTCCCGACCTAGTTTAGAAAAAGATTTTGAAGTTCTATTAAGACTTGCGATTAACTCGCGATTGCGTTCTTTAGATTTACGAAGCGACTCATTAAATCGACGCATCGGGTTTTGAAGTTTTGAAACTTCATTACCAAACTTTCGTAAAGGCGCGGTGACTCTATCAATGGCTTTGAGCGTGAACTCAACCGGAAAACTTTTCTTTGCCATAGCGTCACGTTCCTTTCGACTTCGTGCTTTCTATAAAATCGGTTCCTTGCTTAATCCAAAACTCTAATTCGCGAGCACTCATCTTTTTTAGTTCCGAAGGTTGAAACCCGAAAGAAAAAGCTAAAGACGCAACCCATTCGCGCCAACCTAAAGGGAAGCGTCTAATTGCTTTCCCAAAATGTCCATGACATCTTTAAGGTCTCGACCTTTAAGTTTCTTCATAACGACTAAGTCTTGGCCGCAAAGCTTTGCGGCCAAAGTAACCATTTCCTTCATACTCGGAGCCCTATCGGTTGGGATATCGAACAAATCACCGGCCTCGACTTCACGAAAAGCCAAAACTTCGATTGTCTCATTTCCCCACGCAATAGGGCTCTTAAGCTTATATTCCATTCTTTCACTCACGAACGAATTTCCTCAGCATCAAGACCTTCAAAACGAACGGCAATGTTCCCGTCCTCAGTGCCTGCGCCCAACCCGTCGGGGTTAGTGTTCCAAGCGTTTCGAAGAACGATGATTTTGCCATTGGCAAGCTCAAGCGTGATTGTCGCATCTGTTATGTCGGCAATCGCATCAAGGTTCACGTCGGAACCGTCACGAAATTCGCCTTCAATGAAGGGAACGCTTATCATGCCTTTGTAACCATGAACTCTATCAGCGCCAACAAGCGCTTCGCGAGTTTCTTTGCCTAAGCTATAAGTGAATGAGCCGACGGCGTCGAAAACTTCGCCGTCAACCTTTATTGAAATTGTCCCTGAACGTCTCATTTATAAATTCCTTTCGCTTCCCAATTCCTTAAAGAAGGAATGCAATTTGAACGCCATGCTGTCTAAGTTGGTTAATTAAGTCCGGTGTTAGTTTCCAATCAAGACGGTTCACGTCGCTAATGTTTCTTTCAACGATTAAACCTTCCTTGAATGCCGCTGAGTTTTCAACCAAGCCAAGTTCTTCCCATTGCTTGAATTTAGCAACCGCTTCGGCTTTTCCTAGACTTGGCGTCATGATTGCTTGGCCCGGTGCGATTCGTTGGCCGTCGCTCGCAAGTTTATGGCGAGGATATTTTTGAGCAATCATTGTTCTAAAGTCATAGCGAATATAGCTTAAAGTGAAAATCGTGTTCGCGTCCAAATAGGAAACGTCCGAACCGCCGGAAGCGTTTAAACGGTATGTCGTGATTGCTCTTTCAATCAAAACATTCCCGCTTGCATCGGTATAATGCGTTGCAATTCCGTCGAACAAAAGAAGGTTTCTTTCAGTCCGAGAAAACCTATCAGCTTTTTCCGGTGCCAAAACTGAGCTGATTTGCAAAGTTTGGAACGGTCTAGCCGGGTCGATTTGCGCATAGTACGCAAGAACCGCACCATAAGCCGCCGCCCACATATAAGGCGATGTTGGCGAGCTAGTGGCTTCCATAATGGAAATGTGTTTAGAGTTTAGTGACTCACCTAAAGTTGTGAGTGAACCGCTCGACACGTTTGACGCCATACACATTAGGCCGTCGATTTGCTCATTTGGCCCCCAACGGTCTAGAAGCTCGGCATCTAAAAGAGCCAAGTTTGCAGAGTCGTTATAAGGGTTAATCCAAATGTGGTATTGCTCATCGGGAATCGCTGCGATTGCACTAGTCAAATCGGGGTTTCCTGCGCCGTCGGCAAAAGCTGTGATTGTCACCGCTAAGTCGCCCGGCAAAGCTTTTTCATCGGCATAGTAACCCGAGCGGATGTCAAGATAGTTTCCCCATATGCCTTTATGGTCGCAAGTGAAGTTAACCAAGTCAGCATTCGAGCCGTCAACGGCGGCGCTAATTGGGCTTGTGGTGTCAGCTTCGATAGCTGCGGCAATTGCCGTTGCTAGTTGCCCGCTAGTTTGTGCAGCGGTTGTTGCGATTGAGTATCGAACCCCAGCGACCCACAAATAATAAGTTCCCGCGGCACCGGCGGCGGTGTCAACTTCGATGCTTCCCGTAGCAGCGACACCCGCGCCGTTATCGGCAACTGGAATAACTGTTAGCTCGTTAATCGAGTTGTTATCCAAAGCTGCGGCAACCATATGTCGGAGCATTGAAGTTGCTCCGAACAAAGTTGCAGCTTGCTCAACACTAGTTACGACAACCGGCGTGTTAGCAACTGCTGTGCCCGAAGATATCTTTTGCCCAAACATGAGCATTTTATATGTTTGAATGCTTGGCCCTTGAATTGCTTGCGAGTTGTCAAACTCAACATAGGTGAACGGCACCCGTGTTCCCGCAGGAACGTCATTAAATGAAATAGCCATTTTTTAAATCTCCTTATTCCTTAAGCGAGTCACTCGCCTTTATCCTGTTTTTGGTTTCCCCTTTTAGAGGATGCTTCCTTAACCGCTTTAGGTTTCTCAGCGGGAACTTCTAAAACTTCCACGTCGCCGCATTTCTCGCGCCGAACCCAATGGGAACTCAATTCAACAATCAAGCCGCCTTCGGGAAGTTTTTGAAAAGTTACCGGGTCGCGAACTAACCGGCCTTCCTTTGCTTTAACTAAAACCTGTTTTCTCATTTAAGGTGCCTCCAAAGTTTCTTCATCATAGGTCGTTTCCTCATCCTCATCGCTTTCGATTGGATAAGTTATATGCGCTTTCGTGAAATCATCTAAGTCAGTTGGGTCGGCCCCGAAATCAAAGTATGTTTTGACTTGATAGTCTAAACGCAGTGACCCCGCTAAAACCTTGCCCTCATCTCTTATGCTCATTCGCGAACCCGTATAAATCAAATCGGAAACTCTATCGTTTCCGCTTTCATCTCTAAAGGTTTCGTCCTCATTAAAAACGGCTTCCACTTCAAGCGCAAGTGCGTCGAGTGTGTCGTCCATGTTTTCATTAGCTTCGGCAACTATTTCCACGCCCACTTGGAACATTCTTTCGTATTCCCGAGGTGCCGCGTTATAAATGCTCGAATCCTCATCGGTAACATACACGGTTATCGCAGGAAGCTCGTTTTCCCAATAAGGGAAAACTCTGTTTTTAAAAATCTTAGTCCCCGCCGCAGTGTCAGCGGCCAAAAGCTTAGCATGCATAATGTCTCTTATCGTTTTCCTGATATGAGCCATTAGAGTGCTGCTTTCTTAAGAACTAATTTGCCATGACCTTCGCTATCAGGTTGCCATTCAATAACGTTATAAAGAACGCTTCGAACGGTCACTTGATCGCCATTAGTCGGCTCAGCATCTAAGTCTGCTGAATTAATCCCGAGCATGGGGTTAGTGCTTTGAATCGCTGCGCCCGTTTCCGGGTCTATCTCAAGATAGTTTGCATCGAATACACCTTGAATCTCA